ATGAAAGCATACGGTTTTGCAGCAGGGTGCGCTCTGCTTCTTCTCGCATCATGTACAAACGAGTTGGACACCAGCATTGCCAATGATTTATCCATTGAGACAAGAGCAAATATTGCGAAGGAAGACTCGCTTACCTTCAATCGCATTCAGTATCTCGATGAGGTGTCAAAGTGGTTTGAAGAGAATCCTGCTCAAGAATCCAAATACAAGAAGATTACCTATAACCGTTGGTGCAAATATTTGGAAAAATACACCGAGGTATCATCTGTAGATGATAAAGATGAATTCCTAAGCAAACATCCGGAGTATTTGGACGCCTGCTCAAAGGCCGATGAGATTGTAAAACAATACGAGATCATGTGTCCAGATTCGTTGTTTAGAATCACCTTCGTTGGCAAACACAATGTTAATACATGGTTGATGTCCAATCTGCCAGTCTTTGATTTTGAGATCACACCATTAAAAGACGGCATTGATCAGCTGGACTTCTATTATCAATTCCAGAACAAAATGACCTCAGACGGTGGTTTTATTCATTCTGATAAATTCGGAACAGTATACATCAATAAACCAATCCGCTCGAAACAGATAATCCACGAGCAAACCTCAATTAACGATACAAATTCATATTGGTCTACTTTGCAGGATCTCACATTCGAAGACATTTCCACAAACTACAATCTGTATTTCTATGTGAGTGATTTTCAGTACAAAGGATTAGTGTATTCAAAAGTCCCGTATGGTGTCAAATACTACAGAGAATCAATAGGCACCGAAGTCGAGAAATATGCTTACGATTATCTGATTAAAGAAATCGATCCCAACATTCTCACATTCCTTGATTACCATAACCAAGAAGCAGAAAAGAAGATGGCCAAATTCGATAGTCTCGTCCTCGCGTTTGATAAAGACTATAACGAATGGAAATGGCGTAGTCTTGGACTTGATGATAAATAAACTTAAAAGTGCCGTCGATTAAGGCGGCACTTTTAAGTCTGGGACTATTTGCAGTTTCTTTCAACTCACTAACCTTACATACGAGAGCCGTTTTTATTCAATCGGAATTAATCCTTTTAACTTGCTATTTGCAAAAATAACCTTTTCTATTGACTCCTTAATTGACTCATCAAGGAGTGAAAGTGTAGCGTTATATTTATCCTCGGTCTGGAAGGCCTCCCTATTGTTTATTACTTCCTCTTTAAGTATTAGCTTGTCTTTGAGTTGAGACAAATACTGAAGAAGCAAATCATGCAAGCCTACCAAGTGAGCAATATTATTGACGACCTCTTTCTCTTGAATCATCCAGTCAAGAGGATACACCCTACCATCTCTGGCCTCAAAAGTTTTAACGCGCTGAGTATTGATGTGGCTTGCGGATATAATTTCATAAACATCATGGAAGTCCATGATTATGTTCTCTTTCCACTGTTCAAATGACAAGGAATCGCTTTCTGGACGATGATCGTATTTCGCAAGTTTGTCAATCTTCTCCAGTTTCGTGCATATCGACCTATCCGGTTTCGACGGATTGCAGGAGGCTGCAATAACAAGGATGGCGGATAGAAATAGAATGGTTCTTCTCATTTGTATAAGTTTATCTGTATTTAATTTCTCGAACTTCGACGCTATGAGGATACTTCATCTCGTCATACTCGACACGAGTGAGCCAATTGCCTTTTTCGTCATATGAGGTATACTCATAAAACCTAACCGTTGGCTCTTCATCTTTATAGATGCTCGTTTCCGTTATGGGCTCTCCCTTTTCATTTAATTCAAATGATATTGAAGTGAAGAATTCCCCATTGTTATACATTTTGTAACCAATTTCTATCCCGTCTGCATTATATGTCCGTTCTTGAAAAAGGACACCATTGGCGAATCGTTTAACAGTCAGTCCATCATAGACATTCTCGCCTTTTTGTGTCTCGCCATTGCAAGTTTCTTCAAACACCGTTTTTGATTGGCTATCTTCAATCACTTTGCTTTCAGATGTAATCTTCTTCTCCCCGAAGTCGGAAACCTCGCGGCAGGATATTAATTTACCATCTTTATAAAAATTATTTGTTGTAGTACTGCTTGTGAGCTCTTGTTCATCAAAACCTTTGTGAGAGAATTCTACGAGCTGGCCATTTTTATTATACACCTTCTTGCAAACCATATAGGGGTATTCGTCAGTGCGCAGTTCGCCTCTGCGCATGTTTGCTCCGAAGGTAGAGGTTGTGACCTCCGCAACATTGCCGTTCAAACCTTCAAATTTGGCAAACGGGATATCCCCATGTTTCTGGATAGAATTGTTGCAGGATGCTAATGCAAGAATGCATGTGATAGTAAAAATAAGTCGTTTCATATTTCTTATGCAATTTTATGATGCTTAACCCACTCTCCAATATCATTTAAGAAATCATATGCGATGCAGATATAAGAGTCGCTCGCGATATCACCTTCTTTAGTCTCATCGTACAAATCCCACCGAGAGAGCAAAGTGTCTATGATGGCACATAGTCCCGGCTCGATTCTTTTCATTTCAGAGAGCAGCAGAGAATAGTCAAAGACTCCTATGCAGGCACCTTTTGCTGCAAGATATTTACCAATAAAAAAATCGACAGCTGCCGGATTAATTCTCTGGTGAAAAAACCGTCCGGTTTTGAACATCATCCGCAATTGAGAAACTTCTTCATTAGTAAGAACTGGACTTGATGCGTCTGATAGAAAGTTCATTCTGTCATATCCAAGAGCAATATACCTTGGAAACATTTTCCTATGTTCGAGGACATTGGTAATATGATCGGCAAGTGTATCCGAAATCACCAACGACAAATGTTTGCTCTCGTTCTTTTGCAATTTGATGGAAGCCCCAATATTAACCCCATATGTTGATAGAAGCACATGCAGCAATTCGTGTGCAAAAGAATCTGGAGAGTAATTATCCTTGGGGATATAAATAACTGCTTTATTATTGCGCTGGAATACTCCGTAGTTGTTTTCCGTTCCATAGCAGACGGAGATCGGTACCCTCGTAGATACAAAATCAAACAACTCCTTGTTTTTTGCGTCAAGGAGTTTATTAAGTTCTGGACACGAGGTTTTTTCCATCTTTGGATAGTTCTATCTCTTAATCTTTGAGTTAAGCTCTTTTAGAGTAATAGAAATATTCGCAAATACCTTCATCATTGCCCATGTTGCAATGGAAACGATAAGAACAGAAAGAGCGATTCCCAGTCCGGACGCATCGAATTTTGTTTCTGTGATATAGGTGTATCCTGCGGCTGGCACTTTTTGGAAGCACAGAGTTGCAAAGCAGATGATCGAGGCAATAATTCCGCAGACAAGGGTAATCGTCGCGATAGTGTTGAGCGTTTTTTCTGCACCATCATTTACGGGAGTTGCTTTGATCTCTTCTTCATCTTCTTTGTCCTTCTTGGCTGTAGTATATTTGAGAATCTCGGCATATTCTTCCTCCGTCACATCAACAGGATTCTTTTTTGTGCCGTAGTATTTTTTCTTCTCATTATCATAATAAGGGCACTCAGCTGAATACGAGTCGCCATATACCGTTTCTTTTTCGAATAAACCAGCAGAAATAAGAATGCGCCTTTTCTCTTTTTCGGCTTGCTTTGTCTCTTCCGCTTTTGCTTTTGTGAGGAATTCTTCAACTTTCTGATTCATGGCCTTTTTTATTTAAATTCATTCAACTTATCGCAGGCAAATAAGACTCTGTCAATAGACTCCTTGATTGATTTATCTACAAGTGCTATGCTTGCGTCATATTTTTTCTCAGACTTAAAAAGTTCTCGATTCTCCTCTAATCCTTCTTTAACCAACAGTTTCTCGTTAAGCTGATCCATATATTTTAAGAGCACACTATGCAGGCCTGCGAGTTTTGCAACGCCTACGGCCGTATCCTTTCCAAGGAAAATGTAATTATGAGGATAGCACTGACCGTCAATAGCACTAAAATTCCCTACGCTGTATTTGTTGATCGGTTCTTCAGAAACTATTGCTTTTGCTTTACCGAAATCCTCAAAAATGTGGTTTTTCCATTTGGCATAAGAAAGATATCCGCTTTCGAATCGAGAACCACTCTCCCCGGACTCATCTATTGATGCAAGAGTCTCAACGAGAGCCTTGTCTGGGGTAGAGGAGTTACACGAGATGGCGAGGAGTGCCAAAGAAAAGATAATTAATATTTTTTTCATTACTGCTATTATTTTTTCCCTCCAAGGAATGATTCTTTGAGTTTATAAAGGCTTACGCCACCTTTTGAGAAGTATTTGGGGCCTTGGCAAACTCCAGATATGCTGCGCTTGTTTCGAGGCATATGCTTGGCGGTAAACTCAGAAAGTGAGTATTCCTCGTCGCCATATGCGACCTTGTTATCCTCAAGAACAGTAACTTCTATGTCGGCTGGTGTATAGGTGAGAACATCGCCCGGCTCTGCGCCATAGTCCTTTAAAATGAAATTACCAAACTCTGGATCAAGCAATGACTCACTATCGAACAATGTATCGGACGCTAATGGCTTTACTCGTGACTCAATAAATGAAATTTGTGTCGGTGAAAGATGATACTTTGCGTACAACTCGGCATCCGTCCACTGCTTTGACCATTCTTGTATGGGGACAAACTGAAAAACATCGCGAGAAGTATCTTGTGTCTTCTTTTTTATGGAAACAATGTATCTAAAAAAGCAAGTTCGAATATATGATATTATGCTCTCACATTGCTCTTTTGTAAAATTATGCAATTGCGGATCATAGCCAATGCATATGTATGTCTGCGAACAAACACTATTGGGCTCTCCATAAAAAGGCTTTCCGAGAACAATAGGATCATTCCCAGAACCACCTGCTTTTGGAATATAAACCTTGTGTACAGGAATCGACGCATGTCCTTTAGGAATATCCGAATATTTAATCCAGCCAAATCCAGCCGGATCAAGTTTTCTGTTTAAATAGAACTTTATATTATGCTCATCATCTTTTTGTTTTACATAACCAGTCCAATTTGTCGTCAACACTCCTATTCCGTTGATTTTCTTATCAAACAAATCAAGGGGCCCAACGACAGAAGAGAACGACTTTTTCTCTAAATAGTCTCCTTCAACAGCTGATATTTTCTCCAGAATCTCATTGGCCATTGGATCTCTAATAACGATGCCCATGCCGGATGCGTTGAGATAATCATCTTTTTCGTGAACCTCATTTCCATTATGAAGAGTATATAAACACTTGCCAATGAACTCTGGAGAATAAAGGAAATAGCTTACTCCACCTTTAATTTCAACCCCGGAGAAGCATTCGGAGGCATCAATATAATCATGAATAACCGTGAGATGATTACCATTTAACATTTCATCAACCCATGAGTCTGGAACTCCTTGCCCTTGTTTTGTCATCCAACGGCTTGGAGTGATCATTGATATATAGTCTGGTTTTAAGCTACATGCTATCTGTATAAACTTTGGATAGATTGCCGTTGATTGTGCCGCGTTTGTGACAGATCGCTCAGACGCACAATTCATTTGATACGGTGGGTTGCCGACTACTGCGCTAAATTTCATATTCGTCTCTATTTCAGCGTTTTTCCAATATTGAGTACCATTGCTAACTTTATCAACGAAGAGCTGGGGTTGATTTGTAATTTTATTGATGAGATCCTCAAAGTATCGAGCATTGACTTTTGCCTTTCGGAACCCTCGAAGAGTTCTCTTCGTGATGCTTTTTGCCATCTCTGTTTTACAAATCACAAAGATGTTATCTTTCAAAACTTTATCCCAGATTTCATTCTGTATGTCAATCGGAATATCAGTTGTGAAATAATGGCTGTCTCGATACGCCTTTAATTTTTCCGCAAAGACACTATAGGCCATATACAGAGGGTAAAGGCCAGTCTTTGAATTAATTTCAAGAATGCGTGTATCCTTGTCTTTGAACACCTTTGCTGTGACATCTCCGAGGTCGTTAAACTTCGGTTTTAAGAGTTTTGTCGAGGTGTCATTATCATAAAAATCATATCCTCCAATGCAATCTCCGATGTGCATGTTTACTACACGCCAAGGAGTAAGGACAGTCTCTTTATCTGGATTTCGGAAGAAGTCGAAGATTTCAGCAACTGCTTTAGTCCTATCCATAGGAGCGAGTTTATCGGCTGCTCTTACAAGGTCTCGATAATTGCGACTAACGGCCCGGAACATGTCCGGATCATAGTATGGGATGAATTCTTTGAAAAGCTCCTTTGTGACTCCTCTCGGCATGAATTCTCCCCAAGACTGGTCATCAATGAGTTCAACAAAGTTCTCCAAGGTCACATCCTGTCCCTCATCTTTTAGTTCTGCACCGTACATCAAAAGAGGAAGTCGTATCGAAATGCCTCGAAGAATTGAAATGGCAGCATCTGCATTCTCTTTTGCTTGCTTCGCTTCCTCCAGACGCTTTTTCTCTTCCTCTGTCAGCTCCTTCTTCTTCTTTTTCTTATCCTTTTCGTATTGAGCGTATTGTTCATCTGTAAGTCCATTCTTGGCCATATCAACATCTGTTGATGTATGGTTGGATTTTGTGGAACCAATGATCTTGTGGAGATTTTGGAATTTCTCAAGAGCGTCTTTATCAAGTTTGCGCAGCATTTCTTGATTGTACAAGCGAGGATCATCGCATCCATTTCTGGTGACGCGGCTAATGTATGCCCTCTTTAGCTGTTCCAACATTGACTCAACATTATATTCAGACATTTGAGTCCCATTGTATCCGATAACCGGGCAGAAGTTGAGGAACTCTCCAAGGTGGACTCTCTCCGCTTCTGTTGCTGTACTCTTTGCTCTGTGACCGACTTTTGCCGTTTCTGCAAGGACTTTCAGTGTCCTATCGGGAGCGAAATCGAAAACATAACAATTCTCCTTGCGACGGCCATTCTTCGTCAGATATGGTGTCTGAACGCGGAATATGGTCTGCATGTAAGCCTTTGCATCAGTATTATGGCTTCCGGCCAAATACATCACAGCAGTCCAAGGTTTAACTGAAACTCCGGTGGTGAGTTTACCGCATGAAAGTGTGATGGTCATGGTATCCTCCGGATCATCTCCCATTGCATCTTTAACGAGTTTCAGAGCATCATCGTCTGGCACATCTTCATCGCCATCTCCAGCAACATTAACAATTTTGAACTGGCCAAAAATCGCATGCTGCTGCAATAATATGCTCAAGGCTTTTGCTTCTTTCACTCCCGGAACCATCCAGAGTGTATGACGAAAAGCCTTGCGGAATTCATTAGTTGAGAAAGGATAATTGCTGTCCGGATCGTATTTCACGATAAGATCAAGGAATGCTTTGACATGCTCTTCGTGTATGAACTTTCCTTCCATGCCCTCCGGCATCTCTCGATGATCTCGTTCTTTGTCACCAGTCCATGTGCGGAAAAACTCTTTGAAGTTAAATGCGAAGTCTTCCACATCGTCGAATCCGGACAAGACTTTGCCGAGATCGAAAGTAAAGATGTTCAAACGAGGTAAGCCAGCATATGGATTCGGATCTCCGAAGTGGTTGATATCCCATTCTGCCTTGGCTTTCTGCTCCATCACATAGTCCCATGTGAATATCTCATCTTCCTTGTACCCATCCAATAGATTGAACGGAGTTCCGGAAAGATTCAGAACATGAGTGTTTTTCTTTGTAAGCAGTGTTATGACATTCTGGCCAAGTTCGGTCTGGGTGCCTTCGTGAGCCTCGTCGATAATAAGCATATCGTAGTCGGCTGCAAAAATTCCTGCATTCTTGTCGAACTTGCCGCCAGCGAGCTGCGCACCCCGGAGATCTTGCATTGAGGCAAAATAGATGTAGTGGTTTGTCGGCCAGAGAGAATCGGCCTCCAGCTCATCGAATTTAAATCCTTTCTCGCGAGAGCCGTAGCGATAGCCATCTCCTTCTTTGAATATCTTTCCAAAATCCTCAAACCATCCCTCATCGACAACGGGACGGTGTGTGATGATAATGGTGCGGTGGTATCCGAGTTCCTTTACAACCTGCAGGGCCGAGAGCGTTTTCCCGAAACGCATCTTTGCGTTCCAGAGCATAGTCTTTCCATTAGAAGAGAACTTCTTTACAGTCATCTCGATTGCCTGCAGCTGCTCCGGACGGAATTCAATTATCTCATGAACCGGAACAATCTCGCTGTGAGAAATGGCGGTGCGACCTTCCTTTACTGCTTGAATTGCTTTGATGGCCGTTTCGAGAGAGCACTCATACCATTCTCTGCCTTGATTCTTTAAGCTGAAATCATGGCGTTTGATACCAGATCTCTGCAGAACCTCATGGACGGCCTTGTCATTAAAGGCGGTTATTTTCCCACCATGGATAGCGATGGTCAACTCCGTATGCAGAAGAGTGTACTGAATCGCAGCAGTCTTTGTGTACTGGTCAATGCGAGCCTTAGCAGCTTTATTAAGCTCCTTACAATTAGGGGGCAACGACAAGTCTGTGTGCTCATCAAGTGTTGCTTCGCCAATCTTCAGACATCCTCTATGGGCAGAGTCGTTGATGGCAAAGATGTAAATAAGGCTGGCTTTAAATGTCGATGTATACAGCATGGTTTAAGCCTTTAACAAGTCAATAAATTTTATGGCCGTTCCCTTCTTCCAATCCTTAATCTTGCAATATATTCCGTTGTGTTTTGTTATATCGTCATTCTGGCACCCTCTACAGGGGACGATCGTCGTTTCCGGCTCTCCAAATAATACAGGCTCTCCATATACGATTTCGTCATGACAGCTCTCTGGAATGACACCTTTGATGCCGTCCATCTGCCATAGGTTCCATGACACAATCTCGGCAATCTTTCGAATTTGTGTCTTTGTCGGCATCTTGGCGAATTGCATCTTGTAATAATCCAAGAATGAAAATATCATTGCTTCGCGAGCAAGCAGGAGATTATCTCCTTGCCACTCAAAACCATAGATGTTCTGGTATGCAATAACTACCCATTTAAACCACTCTTTCTCATCTGAAACATTCTCGCATACGACTCTCAGTTTGCGATCCAGAAGTCCGATGCGGTCTTTCGTCTCAATCTCCTCTCCGGTAATGACATTATATCTACTTATGAGATACGGAGCTTCTCCACAGGCCATTTCCAGACGGGTGTCTTGAACATAATCTTGCCAGCTTTTCCCTTCCGGGAATGTGACCTTTTCTTTTTTTGTCGTCCAGCCTGCCTCGGTCTCTTCATTGAAGGGATTGTATCCTCCAAACCATGCTAAATCAACAAGGTTATTCTGCTTGTTGCAGATCCATGCCTCGGTGAATACCTCAGCCTTCTCCCTTGATCGGTTTTCTTGTTCGGCTTTGCTTTTGTTGACGCGAGGACGGATCACTTTGCCATTCTTCCCGGTGATGTATTTTTCTTGTATTTCGTCGTGTTCTTGGTATCCTTCACCCTTGGAAGCATAATTATCCGTAGCCCAGATAATATTCTTATCCGAGGAGTGATCTTTTAAGAGAATGCCCAACAACTTCTCGTCAAGTTGCTGGATATCATTCTCCTTGATATCTATCTCGTTCATTCAGTGAAATTACTTGCTAATCTGCTTAATCTACAAATTTAATGAAAAATATTCACTGCCCATATCTCCGGAACATAAATGTTTAAAAATCGCATCAATCCGCTCGGAAATGCTTATATTTACTATCCAAAGCGACACGAAACTATAACCAACATACAAAAGTTATGTATAGAACATCATTACAGTGCCGTTTTCTGACGGCAATCCGTTTGCCGGATGATAGTTCCGACATCCCGGAAAAGGAGTATGAGGAAATGCTCAATGAGTATCTCGATCAACTCAAATCCTTCATTACCACAAACACTTACTTTGTTGTAGACGACGCTCTGGACTCACTCGTATGCATGTTCGATGAGTTGCTGGCGGGCAAAAAAAGGTCTTGTCCTAACCAAACTCATCAAGGACGCGAGGCATAAGACTGTGCTCTTCCGGAAGCACAACGAGAAACGGCTCGATTATCCGGATCTGTTCTTCTTCGGCCCGGAGCCGAATCACTCTCCAATCTATTGGATCGGATCAAAAACCGAACTCTCCGAACTCCTTGTAGCACTCGATCGCCAAGGTTCGCTGGGTGACAAAAGTGGACATCACATCCCATTTACAGAGGCCATCGCGCAGTTCACATCCTTCCTTAACATCTCTCTTACCGATGCATCGACGGTAAAGAAAAATGTCCTTGACCGCAAGACGAAACGGACAGTTTTCATTGATGCACTGCGCTTGTCACTTCTGACCGACCGCTTTTAATCCCTCTTGAATTTCAATCAGTTATTAAAAACTATACACCTCAAGGTGCACCTTGTTGTGTATTTTCCATTTCTGTCCTTCTGAACTTTGCGACGGCAAACTTTCAAGAGCGAAGTTATGGAGTACAAAAGAATTATTGATGACATTCAAGTCAGCATTACGCAGATCCAGCAGCAGCTGGACACTTTGCGACTCATGGACAAGCGGCTGGTTACATCCGCGCTGATGACGAGACAGGAAGCTGCCGATTTTATCGGTGAGTCAGTAAGGCAATTCGATCGGGACTGCCAGCGGTATGGAATAGAAAAACTCCATACCGTTGGCGGTATCCGCGTACGCAAAAGCGAGATCATGCGCCACATGGGGTTGCCAATTGACGAGCTCCAATGAACTATCTGACTGAAATACGGCTTTTTTATGAATGGCTGGGGACGCATCCTCTGCCTCCCTCCGCCATTGCGCTGTGGCATGGACTGATGTACATCGCCAATTGCTGTGGCTGGGAGCAGGAGATAACAATCCCTCTGGGCCTCATCCAGACACGCACCATGATGACTCCGTCGAGCATCTATCGTTCCCGGAGAATCCTTGTGGAATGCGGTCTGGTGACGATCTCGGAGCAGGGCAGCAACCGGGCCTCCATCTACACTCTAAACTCCTTTGAAGATGGGAGTGCCTATCGCAGTGCCTCCCGGAGTGCCTGCCAATATGGAAGGCAAAACGAAAGGCAGTGTGACAGTCACAACGCCGAATTTGAGGGTAGTGCCTGCCAATATGGGAGGCAAAGCGAAGACATATATAAACATAAACATGTCTGTGTATCTAAAGAAAAAGATACAGAAAAAGAAAAGAAAAAGTCTCTGGAGTCTTGGATCGTGACCGTCGACAGTCCTTGGCGAGAGCTCATCCGGATATGGTTCGAGTACAAAAAGGCCCGGAATGAATCCTACAAGTCCGAGATGAGTGCTAAGGCATTCCTCACCAAGCTCCGCAACCTCTCCGGGGATGATCCCACCACTGCACAAGCAATCATCGAACAGAGCATGGCCAGCAACTGGGCCGGAGTCTTCGAACTCAAGAATGCCCGTCCTGCAGGCGCAGCTCGCACCCCGGCCACCGGGCAGCGCATTGGCCAGATCATACAGCCTCAGAGCGATGCCCAGCGGCAGGCCCTCCTTGACAAATTCAACAAAAAATAATCATCAACACTATGGAACCTCAAGACATTCACACCATCATCGCGGAGATGAAGTACAAGAACCAGATCACCGTCCGCCAGAAGGAATCCCTCTCGTGGGGCAGCAGCCCGGAAGTGTGCAGGGACTTGTTCATGCGCATCTTTTGCGAGCTCGACACCACCTACGACAATCCCCGGTACCTGCCGGAATATGACGAGATCGTCGATTGGATGGTGAACACCAACGACAAGGGCCTCCTGCTTATGGGAGACTGCGGTCGCGGTAAGAGCATCATCATCACCGGAGTCGTTCCGGTGCTGCTCAGACTCAAGGGCCGCAATGTCAAACCTATCATGGCCCATGAACTGAACCGAGTGGTCTGCTATGACAGTTATTTCACCAACCCTCCCGAAGGGTACACCTACCTCGACTACGCGACATCGCAGTTTGCCCGGAATATCATTGTCGACGAGATCGGTACCGAAACCATGCACAACGACTACGGAGAGCGTATCGAGCCGTTCAATCTCATCATGAATGTGGCCGAGCAGTATCACCGCAGGCTGTTCCTCTCCACCAATCTCACCGAGCAGGAAATCCTCGACCGTTACGGAATGCGCACCCTTGACCGTCTGAGCCACTTATGTCGAATCGTGCGTTTTAAGGGAGAGAGCCTGCGATGACACTGAAACGAGTCATTTTCACTTTTGAAAATGGGGCCAGACGATATGCAACCCACAATGGAGAAATCCTCAAGTGGGAAGAAGGCGAACTCGATGCTCTGGCCGAGAATATCAAACAGCATGGATACCCGGTCTGCACTTCGGATTTCATGCAATGGGATGTGGATTACAAGAGCCTGCGGCACCGACTCCCATATGCCAAGATACTACGAGTCACGAATGTCGAATACGAAAGTGCATACCATGCACCCCAGCAAGATATTGATTTCTGAATGCCTACGATAAAGAAACATACAAAGCGGCCTTGGATACCGGAGCACAAACCCTTCGAGGGATATCGGCACCACAATACCGAGTTCTATCAGTCCCGGCAGTGGAGGGATCTGCGAACTGTCAAGCTCCAGCAGAACCCTCTCTGCGAGGAGTGCCAGAGGCAGGGACGGCTCACCCCGGCCCAGATGGTCGACCATATTGTCCCGATCAACAAAGGCGGAGAGCCTCTCGCTCTTGAGAACCTGCAGTCGCTTTGCAACCGCTGCCACAGCATTAAAACCGCAAAAGACAAATGAGAACAACACTCTCCTTAAACGACATCATTGGCGAGTGGATCGAGCAGCTGGATGCGCTCCCCACCACCAGAGAAGATCACCGCAGGAAGATACTGCTGTGGCACCGCTGGCTTGCCTCCCAGAATATCGATCCAAGGAATCCGGCCAGAGCGGATATCCTGCACTACAAGCAGGCCCTCCAGCAGCAGGGTAAGTCGGTGTTCACCGTCAACGGCTACATCACCGTCATCAAAGTGTTCTATAAGTACTGCAGCAAGATGCATTACTGCGATGACATCGCTGCCGGGATCAAGACCTCGTTCCGCACCAAGGAACACTACAAGCATCCTCTGTCCCGGCAGCAGTGCAGTGACCTTCTTGCCAGCATCGAACACGACACTCTGGTGGGCCTTCGGGACTATCTGATGATCCAGCTGATGCTCACCAACGGCCTGCGCACCTGCGAGGTTGCCCGGATCAATGTCGGTGACTTTGCAACGGAGGACGGACGCAATGTCCTGCACATCCAGCGCAAGGGCCGAGTGGACAAGCATGATGTCGTCGCGGTGCCAGACGAGGTGATGAAGTCTCTGGAGGAGTATCTCACCGGAAGGTCTGACACGCTGGAGAATGACACTCCGTTGTTCATTAATCTTGTAAGGGGCCGGGAGCCACAGCGCATACTCAAACCCACAATCAGTTCCATTGTAAAGAGCAGGCTCCGGGCCATTGGCATTGACGATCCGAAGATATCGGCTCACTCCCTGCGGCACACCTGCGGTTCGCTGATGGTCGAGGAAGGAATGTCGGTGGAGATGATCCAAGACATGCTCGGCCACAATGATCCGTCAACGACGCAGATCTACATCGACATGGCCCGGCAGAAGAGACTCCTTGAGCACTCTCCTTCGGAGGCAATAGCGAAGATCATCTCGGCAAAATATGAGAAAAAGACAACTGATTGAAAGTCAGTCATATGATACAGTGATTAATACGACTGGCCGGATTTTGATAACGATTTAAGTGTCAAAGAGTCCGACACTCGAATTATCTACGCGAAAATCGGCCCGAAAACCGCGTAACTCTTTGATAAAATTTTCAAAAACACTCGAGCGGACACACAGATACTGTCGAGTGAATCCGACCGGGAGGGGGTTGAATTTTCTTCGGAGGTCGAGAATGTCAATCGGGCTTGTGGTTTTTTACACGCGCGTGCAAAATTGTAGGAATTGGAATATGGCAAAAGGCAGAAAAAAGATATCAGACGCATCGAAGCGTCTCCGGGGAACGGATCAACCATGCCGGATGGACGAGTCCCTTCCGGCCACCATTGCAACGGCAGTGGTCTCCCTTCCGAAGTCGGGACTCAAAGGAACGGCCAAGAAGATCTATGCTCTGGTCGGAACGGAGATGCTCTCCAAGGGACTCCTTGATGTGGTGAACATAGAGTTGCTCGTGGCCTATTGCCGGGAGATGGGACTCTACAAGGATATGATGCACGACCTTGAGCAGGAAGGGTTCACTGTGAAGGTGGAAACGAAGTCGGGTACTACGGTCACCCAGATAAACCCTAAGCGCAAGATTGCAGAGTCGGCTCTGTCCGCTGCCAAGACTCTCGCATCCGAGTTCGGTATCTCCCCGGCCAGCCGAGCGAGAGTGGCTGCTATGATTGCCGGGGTTCAGAAGAAGGATGACTTTGCGGATTATGAAACCATCGACGAGCAATGAGTGAGAAGAAGTATAAGGCCGAGCAGTATGCGGAGGATGTCCGCGATGGCCGCATCATCTGCTGCGAGCTGGTGCAGCTTGCCGTCAAGCGGTATTACAACGATCTGGCGATCGCTGTGGACAAGGGTTGGTATTTCGATAGGAAGGCGGCAGTCAAGGCCATCGGCTTCATCGAGAAACTCAAACACACCAAGGGAGAGTGGGCAGGGCAGCGGTTCCGGCTGGAGCCTTGGCAGCAGTTCATCATCTGGAACATCTACGGATGGATGAAGGCCGATGGCACCCGGAGGTTTCGCTATGCGTATGTGGAGATTGCGCGTAAGAACGGCAAGACCGCACTCTCTGCCGGGGTTGGACTTTACATGCTCTTCGCTGACGGAGAGGCCCGGCCAGAGGTGTATTCCGCTGCGACCGTCAAGGATCAAGCAAAGATCTGCTTCTCGGACGCGGTGGAGATTGTCAAGCACACCGATCTGAAGAACTATCTGGACACCTACCGGAACTCCATCGTCTATGAGATGAAAGGCGGCATGATGAAACCGCTGTCCTCCGACTACGGAACGCATGACGGTCTGAACCCCAGCTGCGGCATCATCGACGAGTTCCATGCCCACAAAGACTCCGGGATGTTCGATGTCATCAAGTCTGCGTTTGGCGCGAGGAAGCAGCCACTGATGTTCATCATCACCACAGCCGGGTTCAACAAGAACGGAGCCTGCTATTCATACCGGGAGAATGTCATCAAAATCCTCCGGGGTATCAATCAAGACGACAGCCTTTTCGGGATCATCTACACTCTCGACGACAAGGAGGAATGGGAGAACCCGAAGATGTGGATCAAGTGCAACCCGAACCTCGATGTGTCCGTATCCCCGGAGTATCTGGCGGATCAAGTGGCCGATGCGAAGAACCGTCCGGAGGCCGTCCGCAATGTAATGACGAAGAACATGAACCTCTGGGTGGATGCGGAGAAGACATGGATTCTGGACGAGGCTTGGATGAAGTGCTGCGGCACTACCCGGATCGAAGATCTGCGAGGCTGCAGGTGCTGGGGAGGGCTCGACCTTTCGAATGTGGCCGACATCACTGCGTATGTTCTCATCTTCCATGAGAACGACAAGTTCCAGCTCGTTCCGTTCTTCTGGATTCCGGAAGAGAAGATGCTGGAGAAGATCCGCAAGGAAAACATCAACTACGACTTGTGGGTGCAGGCCGGGTATGTAAAAAAGACAGCAGGCAATGTCCTCGACTACGAATTTGTCAAGGCGGACATCCTTGAGAGTGTCGAGATCTACGATCTGGAATCCTCCGCGTATGACCGTTGGAACTCATCCCAGACGATTATCGAGCTGCAGGACGAGGGTATGGAGTTCAATCCATTCGGGCAGGGTTACGGCTCCATGTCGGCACCGAGTAAGGAGTTTGAAAAGCTCGTGCTGTCCGGGAGGATTGAGCATTTCGGGAACCCGGTGCTGCGGTGGATGCTTGCAAGCACCGTCATCAAGACCGATCCTGCCGGGAACATCAAGCCGGATAAGGAGAAGTCCGTCCAGAAGATCGACGGCATTGTGGCGAGCATCATGGCCCTTGGCGAATGGATGACAAAGCAGGCCGAGGAGGATAACAATCCCTACAACGAGAGAGGAATGTTGAGGCTGGAATAGAGTATGCCGAAAAGAAAGATCACAGAGGCCCAGATGGTTATCCGGAAGCGGTACGAGGAGGAGCTGCGAGCAATCCAGCCTCTGACTCCTGCTGCCCGGAAACTGCTGTCCCATGAGGGGTTCTGTGATTATTTCAACGAAATCTGCATGCTCTATCCTTCGAAGTGGGAGGCCTACGAAACCCTCGAAGAAGTGCACGAGGAGGTGTTCGGCTTCCGGAAATACTCCGAATTCGACTCGTTCCGGTATGCGATGAAGGTGAGGAAACAGTAACCGGAAATCTCCATTGTGCCAAAAAATCAAAGGAGGCATAAGAAAAAAGTGCTTGAATTCCACTGAATTTAAGTATCTTTGAAAGATTTTATGCTTACCCGCTCGACATATAAAAGTGCGTTCTATCCTTCGGCTTGTCAGGGGGGCAAGCAACAGCTTTATAATCAGCAAATTAAAATTTGAAGATAGAGACATTTCCGCCTGCGTCCCATCCAAGAGGAGTGCGGGCGGAAGTCTTTTGTGTATAGCACCCTATAAGTAAGAAACAACAAAAAACGATAAAGAAATGACAAAAAAAGAACAGCAACAAGTCTATGTGTCGCCAGAGACGGTGACAATAGAAATCAAGGCTCAGGCAATCATCTGCCAGAGCGGAAACCAACGAATGGATTGGCAGGATCTGGGAGACGGAAGTTTCGAGGAACAATAATCCTACTTCAAAACACAACAAACATTCAGAGAAAACAAAAAAACAGAATAAAAATGAAAAAGACAGTAATTGCATCAGTGGCATTCGCAGCGGCATTGTTCGCTGTTTCCTGCCAGAAAGAAACCAACCCTGCACAGAATGTATCCGGTCCGATGACCATCAGTGCAGTATCCGAAGGACTCAACACTCCGACCAAGACGGAGATGATATTCAAATATGATGTAGCTTGGAGTGCTAACGACAAAATTTATGTCAAAGATGCATCAGGCAATCACGACACTTTCTCTCTTCAGGGAGGTGCCGGGACCACCAAGGGCACTTTCAAACAGGATGGCAAGACAACCTTCACCGGTGAGGTGCAGGCTTATTATCCCGCAACCATGCTTGATGGCGGCAGCCCTGTCTGGCCAGCATCCCAGACAAACGACCAGACTATCCCTATGTACTGCAAGAAGGCGCTCTCCGGCGCAGCTGAAGAGAGAATGGACTTCGCCAGCCTCGGTTCCGTGCTTCAGATAGTGTTCAACACCACTCAGGAGAACGTCACCCTCAAGTCCATCGAAATCAAGGACGGCAGTGCAACCCTGAGCGGAGCCTTCACCGTTGATACTGATGGCAAGGCAGTCATCACCGCAACCGACAAGGCGGGCATCACGCTCGACCTCGGTACGGGAGTTGCTCTCGGCAAAGCCGCGAATTATTTCAACATCGCCGTTCCTGCTGGAAACTACACAGACCTTACCCTTGTTTTCACCGCAACCGACGGAAAGAAATGTACGATGACAGGCGGCAAAGTCAATATCGCTTACAATGCTGTTGGCAGGCTTACCCTCATGGGAGAAAAGTTCAAGGCTGATGTTCCCGACGGTGCACTTTCTGGCAAGTTCAGCGTAAGCGATACCAAGAAGGTTTACTTCTCAAAGGGTAACCTTACATATAATGTTTCGACTACAACCTGGGCGTTCTATGAACATCAGTATGGCTGTGCAACAGGTTATGATTCTAATCTCATCAGCCTATTCACATGGGGTTATGGGACTTGGTCAACCAGCCCGGGTGGCACTGACTATAAAACAGGTAATTTCACCGATTGGGGTACAGCCATTGATGACAAGAGTACCTGGCGCACCCTCTCCAAAGATGAGTGGACTTATCTGTTCAACAACAGAACGATGACGAATGGAAAGGATCGCTACAGCAACGCTGTGAGCGGAGTCACTATCGAAAGTGCAACTTACAAGGGTGTATTCCTGTATCCGGACAATTACGACGGTGAAGTTGTCTCCGGCTCTATGTCTTGGGACGACATTAATGCAGCTGGAATAGTCTTCCTTCCCGCTGCGGGCGCCCGCAGTGGCTCCAATGTCAGCACTGTCGGCGATGTCGGCGACTATTGGTCCTCTACTGCGATCGGAAGCACGGGAGCGTACCTCGTGAGCTTCTATAGCGACGATGTCCGCCCTGGCCACTACGACTTCCGCTACTTCGGCTTCAGTGTGCGTCTCATTACAGAATCAAAATAATGAATCCACCTTGCCCAAGGCCGTATGTCCATAGGCAAGGTGACCAAATTAAAATCCTTGAAAGCCCTATACCGCGCACCGATGGCTGCGCGGTATTTTTTATTTTCCAAAACCGTATAAATTATTCCGAATAGAACGGTAGGCAGAGAGTAGTTTTGCACTGTTAGTTAGCCATAATAAAGTAGGCTCGCTACGGTGTAACAATGTCTTTGCTTTCGTCATTAACTTCGCTCTTTCGCGGTGAGAAGCGCATCAGTTCCTCCGAGTTTGAACACGCGGTGAACGAGGTGCTTCTTGCCAACACCGTAGCTGATTCTACAAGGAAGCATTACCCGACGGAGGAGGGTTCTCTTGCTATTTCAGCGGTGTGGGCCTGCGTCCGCATCCTCTCCGAGACCGTCGGGACGCTTCCTATTCATCTCTACCACAAGACAGCCTCTGGCCGGGAGCAGTGCTCCGGTCATCCTTGTGGTACGATCCTCCAAAAGCCAAATGACTATGCCAGCCGATCTGCACTCCTGCAGCATCTGATGATAGGCTGCACCCTCTGGGGTAACGGCTATGCTCGCATCCACCGGGACAAGGCTTTCCGTCCGGTGCGCTTACAGTTATTGCAGCCCTATGACTGCGAGCCGATACTAACGGTGGATGACGAGCTATTTTACAGACTCAGCACCGGGGAGTTTGTCCCGGCCTACGATATTATCCACCTCAAGGGCCTCTCGACGAACGGCTACAAGGGCAAGAGTCCCATTGCCGTTCATCGGGAGAACCTTGCATTGACGGAGTCTGCGCAGGAGTATGGAGAAAAGTTCTTCAATCAAGGCGGCAACATGTCCGGAGTGTTCAAGTACCCCGGAACGCTCAAGCAGGATGCATACAAGCGTCTGAAGAACGACCTCATCGCGCAGAGCACCGGGCTCCACAACGCGCACACACCTCTGCTACTGGAAGGCGGCATGACCTACGAGCGCATCAGCATCCCTCCGGAGGATGCGCAGTTCATCGCAACGCGCAAGTTCCAGAAAACGGAGATCGCGACGATCTACGGAGTGCCTCCGCACATGATCGCAGACCTCGAAAGGGCCACCAACAATAACATCGAGCATCAAGGTATGGAGTTCGTGCAGTACTGCCTGCTGCCGTATCTGGTGCGTCTGGAAGAAGAGTTCAACCGCAAGCTGCTCCGCGAGGACGAGTTCGGGGAGTATTACTTCCTCTTCGGACTGAACGGCCTGCTCCGGGGTGACGCGAAAACCCGGTCAGAATACTACAAGAACATGAACATCGTAGGTGCGCTCTCGGCCAATGAGATCCGCAGCCTTGAGGATATGAACTCCTATGACGGAGGTGACAAATACTTCGTCCAGATGAATATGCAGACGGTGGAGAACGCACTGACGGCTCCTCCGCAGGCAAAGAAACCAATCAGCAATGGATCAGACAAAACAGAAGATTAACGCACCCTCCGAAGTGGAGGTGCGGTGCATCCTCAGCGATCTGAAGATCGAGCAGAGGGGTGACGAGTCCGGACAGTCCGGCAGGACGATCTCCGGCTATGCCGCCAAGTTCGACAGCTGGAGCGAGCCGATATACGGCTGGTTCCGTGAGAAAATAGCGCAGGGTGCATTTGAGAAATGTGACATGTCCGACGCGATCATGTGCTTCAATCACGACATCAACGGCATCCTTGCCCGGACGGGTTCCGGGACGCTAACCCTCGCGGTCGACAAGGTGGGACTCCACTTCGAGTTCAATTCTCCGGCCACAACGCTGGGGAACGATATGGTGGAGCTGGTCTCCAGAGGCGATATCAGCAAGTGTTCCTTCAAGTTCATCGTCGAGACCGACGAGTGGCGTTATGCCGACGAGAAGAACGGCCTCGAATATGACGAGCGCACCATCAAGAGCATCTCAAAGCTCTACGATGTGTCGCTGGTGACCTACCCGGCCTACCCGGATACGGAAGCCGGGGTGCGCTCACTCCTTGAGCAGCGCAAGAAGGAGGCCCTCCAGCAGCAGGCTCCTTCTTCAGTGGATACAACGAGTCGTGACCGCATGGCCCGGATGCTCTCCCTTAAACGATAACTCACCAAATTTTCCCATAATATTATGTCAAAGAAACTCAAAGAATTAAAAGAGAAGAGAGCTGGTCTGTACACTCAGATCGACGCTCTCCGCAAAGAGACAGACGGCAGGGCACTCACCTCCGAGGAGCAAACCCGGTGGGACGCGCTCATTGCCGACTATGACAAGGCGGACAAGGCGGTCGAGGCCGAGGAGCGTTTCCTCGAAATCGAACGCAGGCAGGCCGAGGAAGCCTACCGCCAGAGAACGGAAGGTGGCCAGAGCCGCCAGAACCCTCTTGAGGATGCCGAGTACCGTCGTGCCTTCATCGACTACCTCGTTAACGGTGTGAACGGACTGAGTGCCGAGAGTCGTGCCGCCATCGAGAAGCGTTCACCGATCTCCGGCCTCTCTGCCGGGGTACTCATCCCGTCGGCCCTTGCCTCCAGCGTCGAGATTGCCCTCAAGAACTATGGCGGTCTTTTCGAGGCTGCGCAGATCATCACCACCAGCGCAGGCGGTGACCTCACCCTGCCGACCATCAACGACACCGCTGCCAAGGCAACGATCGTCGCAGAGTACGAGCAGAGCACAAGGCGCACTCCTTCCTTCGGAAGCAAGGTGCTCAAGGCCTACACCTACCGCACCCCGATCATCCCGGTGTCCCTCGAACTGTTGCAGGACTCCGCATTCAATCTTGACGCGCTGCTGTCGGGCCTTCTCGCTGAGTCCTTCGGACGCGGTGTCAACGAGCACCTCACCACAGGCTCCGGCTCCGGCCAGCCTACGGGTATCGTGACAGCTGCAACGGCCATCGAGACAAAGGCCGCAGCAAACGGTCTCACCTTCGACAATATCATCGACCTCATCAAGGGAGTGGACAGCAACTATGCCAAGGTCGGCAAGTTTATGCTCAACCACAACACCCTCTGGGAACTCGCCAAGATAAAAGACCTGCAGGGCCGCTACATCTGGCAGGACTCCCTCAAGGAAGGCACCCCGGCCACCATCCTCGGCAAGGGTTATGTCCTCAATGACGACATTGCCGACATCGGAGCCGGAAACGCCTCCGTCCTCTTCGGAGACCTCTCCAAGTACAAGATCCGTCTTGTCAAGGACTTCAAGGTCATCCGCCTTAACGAACTCCTCGCAGAATACCTCTCCATCGGTCTGTTCGGCTTCGCTCGCGTCGACGGTAACCTCCTCGACGCAGGTACGCACCCGGTTAAGAAGCTCGTTCATGAGAGCGCATCCGGTGGCGGCAGCGGTAGCGGTTCCGGCTCCGGCAGCGGAGCTGAAGGTGGCGGTACCGGAGGAGACGAGGACGACGAATAGAACCTCATTATTTCTCTCTCATATAGTGTTGTAGTGTTATTAGTGGTTAGTAGTGGTTCGCTCAAAGTATGTCAAGCCAGAATCTCATATCGTTGGAAATTGCTCGCGCACACCTTCGCGTCGGGGACGATCACTCCTTGGACACCCTCATCGGGGAGTATCTGGAGATGGCCATCGGTTATGCCGATGACCTCACCAACCGCAGCCTCAAGGAGGAGTTCACCGCAGCGACGCTTCCTCCGGCCATCAAGTCGGCTATTCTTCTGACGGTGGGGACTCTGCTTGACAATGAGAGCGATGCCCTCGTCGGGAGGAGCGTTTCCCAGCTGCCGTTAACGGCTGAGAAACTGCTCCTTCCTTGGAGGGTACATCCATATTCACCAGAAGAGACCGGGGACAATGTTTGATCACAGCATCAGCATATATCGCTTCCAAGAGGTGCGCGACGAATATAACGACCGCACCCACCAGAAAACGCTGGTGGCACTCTGTTACGCGCAGCGCACAGAGGCCGGGGGACGCGAGAACCTCTATGCCGGACGCATCGTCCATGAGAACGAAGTGGCGTACACCATCCGCTACCGCACCGGAATCACAGCCGGGATGCTCGTGCAGGACGGTGACTCTCTTCGCAAGATCACATCAGTGCAGGAGGAGGGCCGCAGATGGCGGCTTCACCTCATAACGGTTAAGAGCGATGCTGACGGTCAAGGTTGATGGATACAGAGAGGCCAAGGATATCCTTGATGACATGCCTCGGACGATGCAGAAAAGCATGTTGCGTTCGGCCCTCAAGAGTTCTGCAAAACCGTTCGTGCAGGGAGCGCGTAACCGCGTCCCGGTGCGCAGCGGAGAGCTCAAGCGGCAGATCAAGGTAGTGTCCTTCCGCGATAAGTCCGCACCGAAAACCGAAGTGGATGTGGCGGTAAAGCCTGTCTTCAGCAAGACGAAAAAGAAGAAGGCGAACCAATACTACGGCAAGTTCATACACGAAGGAACGGTCGATCCCCGGTATCCTCGCAAGAAGGGAGGAGTGCTGGTATTTACAACGGCCAGTGGGGACAAGGTCTTTGCCCGGCATGTCAAGGGAATAAAACCGCGTCCGTTCATCGAGGAATCCTACACCGAAAACCAAGAGAAGGTGGTCTCCGGGTTCGGAGATGCACTCGCAACATCAGTGGAGAAATATGTAAACAAGCACTTCAAAAAAGTGGACAAGTAAAGCAGTATGTCACAGTCGGACTTCAGAGTGAACTTAATAGCGCAGATCGAGCTGATTGCACCAACCCTTGAGGGTAAGGTGCAGGCCGGGGCCGTCGATGCGACGACCTCCGCTCCCTTTGCTGCGTTCACCACTCCGGAGGAGGTGCCGATCCGCACCAAGGATGGCATCGTCGGCTACAACACCGTCTTCGATGTGTCGGTGTACGACAGCAAGTATGCCGGGGCGCAGCAGCTCAAGCAAGCCCTCGCAGCAGAGCTCGACGGGAATGCCATCGACGACAAGAGGGTGCAGCACCGATCCTCCGCATACGAGTATTATCCGGACTATGACCTGCACTGTTGGACACTCACATTCAGAATAGTATAGACAACAATAAATTCAAAACAATATGGCAGAAACAGTTGGAAGCAAACAAGTCATTCAAGGCGAGGACATCATCGTCCTCGTGGGAGGCAAGCCGACGCTCCATGCGACAACGCACTCCCTCAAGGTCGATCTTGAGGTGAAGGATATCCGCACGAAGGACACCGACGGCAAGGAGAAGTATCCGGGCGACATCTCGTGGAGTGTCGACGGAGAGGGCCTTGTGGTCATCGACTCCGCACTCTCGACTTCACACAAGAGCAGCGAGGATGTCCTTGCGCTCGTCCTCTCAAAGGCGCAGGTGGAAGTGATCATCAAGTCTCCTCTTACCGGGCTCACCAAGACCTACACCGGAAACGCCTATGTCACCTCGTTCTCCCTCGGAGCGCAGGCTGGCGATAACGCGACCTACTCCTACACCTTCACCGGAAGCGGCAACCTCACCCCGGCAACGCCTCAGAGTGGCGGCAGCGGATCTGGCGGACAGAGTTAACGGCCTATGAGAACGATTACCATAAACGGAACCAAGTACCCGGTTCACTTCGGCATGAGGGCCGTCAATACCTTCCTCAAGCGAACCGGGAAGACTCTCTCGGAGATCGTCACCGCAAGGGATGTCATCAGCTCTCTGGACGGGATCGTGGCCCTCGCGTCCATCGGACTCACCGAGGGTGCCCGGAAGGAATATGGCCGGGAAGATGCCGGAGAGTACAGCGAGGATGTGGTGTGGGACTTCATCGAAGAGCAGCCGGAGCTCATCTTCGAGTTCGTGGATGCCTTCGCTGAGGAGATCCGTCCGATGATGGAAAGGATGGAGGGCTATGGCCCAAACCAGCAGGCCGGGAAGTAGGCGACGACGAACCCCGGCTGGAACCTACATACGAAGGCTGGTACAGTGTTGCCGTCGGTCAGATGGGACTGCGTCCCTGCGACTTTGAGGACATGACACCAGCGGAGTTCATCTACGCATGGAATGGGTTTGCAAGGCGAAAGCAGGACGAGGAGCGTGCTGCATGGGAACGCACCCGGTGGCAGATCTGGACGCTTACCTGCATCCAGCTCATGCCGAAGGACAGAGCCGAGATGAAAGCCATGTTCCCATTGCCTTGGGATGAGCCGATAAAAAAAGCTCTGGAGCTGACTCCGGAGCAAAGAAAACAACGAGTACAAGAAATACTACAAGAATGCTCAATCGATATCGAATAATGGCAAGATGTGCTGTGGCCATTGTTACAGCTGCATTGATATCCTCCTGCGGAGCGGCCAGAAGGCTCCCACCGCAGGAGGTGCACCAGAGTGAGTCCTCTTCCGATTCCACAATCGTGAAGCTCATAAGGCAGGAACTCCAGAATGCCGATCTGGTGGTCGAGCAGCATGTCGTCGAGTATTATCCTCCGGAGCCGGATGCATCATTCCCGGACTCCGCTGTGACGATTACGCCAGCGGTGAGTGAGGATCACAGTGACAGCGCAGATGTTGAGCCTCCGAAGATCCGCAATCCAACCCCGGCTCCTTCTTCCCAGAAACAAGGAGCGGTGCGGAGGACTGTCGATACAAAAATTAGGTTGCAAGCAGTCAAATCACAAACCTCGGACAGTACCTCCGCAGCCCTTGTCACGACGCAGTCACAGACCGACGCAGAAGTGTTCCAGACAAAACAGACCGAGCCGGAGGGCAAGGCAATCCCGATCCTCCGTCTGGTGGCCATCATCCTCGGCATCCTGCTCGTTGGATACATAGTAATAAAACTCCGATTTAAATTTCTGTAATGAAAACTCCAATATCTTACTACGGTGGAAAACAGTCCATCTTGAAATACATCCTTCCGTTGATCCCGGAACACACTCTGTACACAGAAGCCTTCTGTGGTGGCTGTTCCGTTCTCTTTGCCATCCCTCCGGTGGAATGCGAGGTCATCAACGATGTGAACGCGGAGCTCATCAACTTCTACAAGGTGGCCAAGGAGCAGTACCCGGAGCTGAAAACGCTCATTGACTCGACGCTCCACAGCCGGGAGATCCATGCGCAGGCCAAGCACATCAACCAGCATCCGGAGTTCTTCAATCCGGTGGAACGCGCATGGGCCGTCTGGGTTTGCAGCAAGCTGGGGTTCGCCTCGATGCTTGACGGTACCTTCGGTTATGACCGCAGCGGTACCACCACCAAGAAGCTGCGCAATGCCAAGGACGACTTCACCGAGGTGCTGTGCAAGCGTCTGGACAACTGCACCATCGAGTGCGAGAACGGTATCAACCTCCTTAAACGCTACGATTGCGAGGGGGCATTCCACTTTGTCGATCCGCCTTATGTCGGGACGGATTGCGCACACTACAACGGCACTTTCAACGAGCAGGACTTTGCAGAGCTGCTGGAGGTGCTTGCTAATCTGAAGGGCAAGTTCATGCTGACGATGTTCCCTCATCCGCTCATCGAGCAGTACGCGAAGGAACACCAATGGACAATCCACACTCTTAATCGCACCATCACCGCGAGCAAGACTTCCCGGAGACGGCAGGACGAGTGGATCACCTGCAATTACACCATTCCGAAGGAGGAGAGAAAGCCTGTAGAGTACAATCCATTCGAGAGTCTGGACGACGAACCGGAGGAAGTGTAAATGCTTGAATATAAATGCATTATTTCTTGAAAATAAATGCAGAATGACTTGCGTGTTCCAAATAATGTAGCGACCTTAGACATGCACAAAGAACGCAAGTAAAACACTTTAAATCAAGTAATTATGGCAACGAAAGCAGACCTCCTCCTCAAGACTTACACCCTCCGCTACGAAATCGCAACCGTCAAGGGTGAAGCAGAAAACCTCCTTACCCCGGAACAGTACTCAAACACCTACCGCTTCTACGAGCAGCTTAAGAAGAGCAAACTCTACGATCTCCAGCAGGATGTCGAGATGCTCACCAAGGCCCTCGAAACGGCAAAGGCAAAGAAGGCCGCAGCCGAGAGCCGCGAGGCATTCTACGCAACAGCGGAGGGGCAGGCATTTAAGGCCGAGAAGGAAGCTGCCATCGCAGCCGAGACGAAGAACTACGAAAAGACCTGCATGGCGAAGCTCACCGCGCTGGAAATCCTCATCAAGGCGAACCTCGGCAATCATTGGCAGGTGCAGAACCTCAGCACCAGCTGCTGCGCCTTCGGGATAAAGAAGGACGGCAGGTCGGTGTTCGGCCAGACGGTCGAGATTTACTACGAGCGCAGAAATTGGCTGGACGACAACAAGGAACGCTTCGAAATCAGCGTCGGCAGCACCGGGAGCTTCGACCTCTGCAAGAACGAGGTTGGAGACCGGGCAAGGTTCTACATGGACTTCGGAAAGTTCCTCTCCAACACTGCACTTCTGGGTGACCTCAAAAACATGCTCTTCGACTATGCTGACACCATGGAAGAGATCCATGAGCGCATGGAGAGACTCCAGAAGAGCCTTGAGAACCCTCTTGCATAAGGAGGGTTAAATACTTGAAAATAAATGCGTTATTCTTTGAAAATAAATGCGAAATGACTTGCATGTGTCGAATAATGTAGCGACCTTAGACATGCAACAAGAACGCAAGTAAAACACTTTAAATCAAAGAATTATGACACGCAAAAGCCTCCTTACCAAGATTGAGAAACTGGAAAAAGAGTTCTACGCAAACGACGCTCGCATCAAGGAAATCCGCAGCGCGAACAATGGCCACTACAGCGACCTTTTCCGCCTGCAGGATCGTCAGAGAGAGATCAACGACGAGCTTCACGAGCTCGACCAGCAGCTCTGGGCCATGGACGCAGAAAAATAGACACTACAAAACCCTACAATACTATGTGCAACAATAACAGAAATTACGGTGTCAAGGTCGGGGACACCATCAGAATCACCCGGCTCGACGATCCCTACGACAACACCTATGTGGGCAGGGAGGGAGTCGTTGAACATATCGACAGCATGGGCCAGCTTCATGGGACATGGGGTGGCCTCGCAGTTATACCCGGAGAGGACGGGTTCACAATCCTCAAGCGAGCCGATTCTTAGGCTCCGGAAGTGTTACTTGCTTGCGCATCCGTTCTGGATGCATCCCAGCCGGGATCGCAGTGATGCGGTTCCGGCTTTATTTGATGCATAAAAAAATAGTTCTAACTTTGTGTGTCATACAGTACTTGATATGAAACGCATCATTACAATTATTGCATTGATTACTTTCTCTGTAATCATGCAGGCCCAAACGAGGGGTGATTTCTTTTCCTTTGTAGACTCGTACAATTGGAAATTATCGAGCAAACAATTTGAGGAAAAATATGCCTCACGAATTCTTCCAAAGACGGATTCTCTTGTTGCTTCGATGACCTTTCAGTGTCCATTCTATGTGCTGGATGATTTGAGAGTTGGAGATTATGATTGTGTTACTATTGCAGCATTTATGGAAGAAGGTGCCTCTCCGTTTATCTACTCCATTATACCAGATCGAGTCACCGAGAAATATATGCCCTCCATTTTATCGGCAAAACTTGATAGTATAGTATCCGAGAAGATGGGTGCTTCAACTATCGATATGGATGATGTGAATCTTGCACAAATGGGGTTTGATTGGCTTGCCGACACAAAAGGCTCATTAAAAATATGGGCAAGTAACGAACTTGCATTCTTTACGATAAAGGCCAAAAATGAAAACGGGCTCCTTTATATTCTCGCAGCAAAAGAAGGTGATCCTTCTATGTTGAAAGGAACAACATCAATTCAAGACACCTTCTTTGGGTTGAAGATGGGCAATAGGATTACATCTTCCCAGATCAAGTCAGCTGTCGGGACAAAAGGTGTTTTCAGCAAGGAGGAAAGAGAGTCTAATACTATTATAAATACTTTCACTGATTTATACTTCGCAGGAAGCAAGTGGGATTTTGCGAATTTCTTATGTATGAGTGACGGCAAGTTCTATTGGTTCAATGCATACGATAGTTATGGCGATTACGGAACAGACAATGAGAGAGAGGCAAAGAATCAGTATGAAAGTCTTAAGGAAAAGCTCGATGAGAAGTATGGTGTGGGCGATGAGAAAAAGGATGATGATGGAAACTTAAGCACGACATATTTTGGATCAAATGGAATCGCCATTATCATAAGCAATGAAAGATCTCGTTCTATGGGTGGTTCCTATAGACGGTATGTAAAAATCGAATACATCAATGTCGAGTTGTATCAGAAGCAAAATGCTGCTTACGACGATGAGTTATAATCAAGGCACAGACCGACCTGTGTGATCCAATACTGGCACTGCCGGGGTGAGAAATCACCTCGGCTTTTTCGTTTCAAACCGTATAATATATTCCGAACAGATCCGGGTGCTGCCTCTATCTTTACCAGCATAGAAGTGGGGTATGGCATCATTCGGTCTGAAATACTACGCGGAGCTCAGCAGCCGTTATATGAAAACCCTCTGGCGAGTGGAGATTGCCCAGAGAGGTTACAGCGGAGAGTCGGAGGAGATGACCTTCTCCGGCAGCTCGCCAATCAAGATTACATGGGAGAAACGCGGTGACGACTTCTATACCCCGGTCAAGGCCAGCGAAGCCACCATCAACATTCTCTGCAAGGAGAACTTCCACTATCTGGGCCTCTTCACTTCCGATCCGAGGTTCTATCGAATGAGCATCTTCCGGAACGGTGGCCTCTATTGGCGAGGGTTCGTGACGGCTGATCTGTACAGTGAGAAATTCGAAGCACCGCCTTACGAGGTGAGCGTCAAGGCCGTTGACGGCTTCAACCTCCTCTCGTCGATTGACTTCCGGGACTTGCTGGGCATCGGCATCACCGGACGCAAGTCACTCAAGCAACTGCTTACCGCCTGCACAGACCTCATGGAACTCGACCTGCCGCTGGTGGATTGGATCGACCTCTATGGAGAGAACATGAACGAGAATGTATCTCCTCTCTCCCAAACCTACCTCGACATCGAGCGACTCTTTTTCGTGTACGAGGAACCGTCCTACCGCGATATCCTTGAGCTGTGCATCGCACCGTTTGCGGCCCAGATATTCCAGAGCGGAGGATCGCTGCACCTGCGCAGGATCGTGTCCCTTTACGATGAGTTCCGTCCGCAGGATTACTTCAGCGGAGCCTCCATCATCGGAAAAAGAACGAGGGAGACCGGAGTCGGCCTTCGCAGTGCCGGGAACTCGTACCGCATGGTCACCGTTCCTTGCCAGCGTAACCTCAATGACGATATGTGGCGAGAGGAACTGTACATCCTTGGCGAGTCGACGAACCTCGACATCGTCCCGGCACTCAAGACCATCACCATCGGGGTGACGAACAAGTCCCTCGGAGACCTCTCCAAGAAGCTGGGGTTCCTCGATCCGGATGCATGGATCGACACATATTCGGCTCTCTCATTCTCGGATCGCGGCTTGAAGGTTACGGGCAATTCAAGCCATCACGACACCATAATCCAGACGCGAGGCGTTCGTGTCGAGCAGTGCGGCTTTCTGTTCACTTGGGACTTCATGATGATCGCGGCCTTCACCAGCTGGTACAGCTCCGGAGGCATGAGCGGCCACAGCACCGATCCGACGCAGCACACCGTCACCATTCAGTTCGGAGCCAAGGTGGTGGCCAGCGACGGCACAACCTTCTGGCTGGATATAAACGGCCATTGGAACGATGAGGAAATCAGCATCGAGCAGGGAGTCAAGCCGGGCAGCGAGCAGAGCGTCAAGATAGAGATTGACGGCATTCCCTGCACCGGAACCTTCTATTTCTATATCAAGCAGACACTCGCAGGCAACAGTTACTCCGCTCCGTCTGGACATGGATACTCCTATGCGTATGAGTACATGAACTTCGTCGATATGCATCTCGATGTGGATGCCGGGGATTTGTACGACATCGGCCTTGAGTATAACTCGCTGTTGAACCCGGCCAACAATATCGACATGTCCATAACCCTTCCTGTGAGTGATATCCCGGCCATCCCGAATGACCAGTTGCTCTACGCGCTGTACTACATCGATGGCGGTGGCCAGCCGACGAGGATGTGGCACTCCAAGGGCAAGGACGACTACGGAACGCTTCTGGATCATATCGCCCTTTGTGCAAGGCGGCTCCGGCAGCTTCCCTCGAAGCGTCTCACCGGAGATATCTTCACCTCACTGCATATCGACCTTAACAGTGTCATCGTTGATGACAAATACCTCAGTGCGGCCTATGCCGTCAACTCCGTAGAGGTGCAGGCACTCGATGATTCATGCAACTGCGAGTTGGTGGAGCTGCCGAAGTTCATCAATCCGGATATCCCTCTGCAAGGAGATAACTGTATCCAAGTCGCAAGGTTCCCAGTGCAGATCAGTTCCTGCATCCGCTGCATGGACTTCATCATCGTCAAGACCATCAACAAACAAATCCTGCGGTTCGATACGATCACCCGGCATCTGGAGACGCTGTATTCGTCTACGGCACCCTTTGATATCTTCCCGGCAGACGACGGCTTTGTGCGTGTTGACAGCACGACAGCCTATTACTGCGACTATCGCGGCATCGTCCGGGACACCGTCCCATTGCCGTCAACCTATGCCGGATTCATTACATATTTCAACGGGGCCTTCTGCATGTACTATTATTCTGTCGGCTATTCCGGAACCGGGTACGGCAGAGTGTTTTCCGGTTTGATGACACCGCCTTCGTCGGCAGTTACTCCTACGGCAACACATGTAGCAGGCGGCTCAACAAATGACTACGGGGACCAGATGTATGGAGAGCTGCGCAGTGCGCTGGTGACAAAGAACCAGATCGTTGTCAATACCACCGAGGGAGCATTCCTGCACGACAAGCGTTACCATGGACGGAATATCGTAAACCAGATCGGAATCGACTATTGCGACATCAAGGCCATCGATGACAACTATTGGGTTGAGTGCCGTCCGACAACGGACATGGCCCACCTATGCAGGAGAACTTCCATCCTCACAGCGGAGGATATCGACACCATCGGCAGGTATTCCCAGAAGGCCGCAGTGAGCATGGCCAATGCCGCCAATATCTATGACCATGCGTCGGTGTACAATTACAAGACGCAGGAGTGGCACCTGCTCTGGGCCAGCGGCATGGATTACAATACCGCCATCGATGTGATGTTCATCTTCGGGGATCTGTACTATGTGACGGACGAGGGCATTTACAAGTATTGTCCGGGATATGAATCGGAGTGGGACTGACAAAATAATTGAAAAGTAAACCAGAAAATAATTGAAAAAAGTACCAGAATGGAACAGACAGCAACAGTTCAGATTATCAGCCTTGTGCTGAACTTCATCCTCGGCAGCGGTCTTGTCGGCACCCTTCTCTTCTTCAAGCCGAAGAAGCGCAAGGAGACGGCAGAGGCCAAGGGAGAGGAACTCAAAAATACGGAGCAGATTGTCACCCTTCAGTCCGCGCAGATCAAGCGACTGGACGGCAGGGTTGAAACCCTCGAAAAGAAGGTGGACAAGCTCTCGGAGATTATCGAGACAAAGGATGTGGAGATTTCAGAAAACCGCCATGTCATCCGGCAGGCTTTCAAGTGCGATGCAATTGACAGTCCGGAGAAATGCCCGGTGCTGATTCTCAAGGCGGAGTACGATCGCAAGCACCGCCTGCAGATCGAGAAGGAAGCCGAAGAAGCAAAGATCCGGGAGGAGGCGGTTTCCGCAGAATGACACCTCGTGGAATTCGCAATTGCAATCCCTGCAACATCCGACTTTCAAAGACGGCATACAAAGGAGAGATCGTTCCCTCCCAAGATACTGCATTCAAGCAGTTCAAAAGCATGGCCTACGGATACCGGGCCGTTTTCGTGCTGCTGCATTACTATTATCACCACTATCGCCTCAAGACGATCCGGCAGATGATAAACCGCTGGGCACCTCCTTGTGAGAACGACACAGGGAGTTATGTCCGCCATGTGGCCGAGGCCGTCTTGCTGGCCCCGGATGCGACGGTGGACATCACCAGCAAGGAAACGATGATACTTGTGGTGTGCGCGATGTCAAAGGTCGAGAACGGCATCCCGGCCAACATCGACGAGGTCATTGCCGGATGGGATCTCTATAAGAAAGACAGACCTTAGAAAAGACTATGGCACGAAGAATAGCGGATCTGCTCATCAAGATCGGTGCGGACTCATACGAGTTCCAGCAGAAGACCAGCCAAGTGGAGAAGAGCCTGCAGAAGTTCGACAAGCAGCTCGCCTCCATCGGGAAGAGTCTGTCGTTGAAGCTCACCGCACCGCTGACGGCCCTTGGTGCTGTGGCCATCGCCAATGCTGATACGCAGGCGAAGGCCGAGGCCAAGGTGCAAACGGCTATCAAGGCCACCGGGAATGCTGCAGGGTTCTCTCTTGATCAGTTCAAGCAGATGGCCACCGAGTTCCAGAACATCACTCTGTTCGGGGACGAGACCATCCTCAATGATGTAACGACGCGCCTGTTGTCGTTCACCAATATCACCGGGGACAATTTCAAGAGGACGCAGAGCATCATCCTCGATATGGCCACCGCGCTGGAGATGGATCTGGGTTCTGCGACAACGCAGCTCGGCAAGGCCCTCTCCGATCCTATCACCAAGCTCTCGTCCCTTTCGAGGGCCGGAGTGACCTTCACCGAGGAGCAGGAGAAAATGATAAAGACGATGGCCAAGGCCGGAGATGTGGCTGGAGCGCAGACCGTCATTCTTGATGCTCTTGAAAAGAAGTTCGGAGGGCAGGCCAAGGCCGCAGCGCAATCCGGAGTGGGTGCGCTGCAGCAGCTGAAAAATGCATGGGGAGATTTCCTTGAGATGCTCGGAGGCGTGATGACTCCGGTCATCAACAAGGTCTCCAAGGCCCTCATGGGAGTGATAAACATCCTCTCGGCCATGAGTCCGGAGCTCCAGAAGGTCATCGTAGTAATCGGAGGTATTGCCGCAGCGATCGGCCCGGTGAGCCTCGGCATCAGTGGCATCCTGCGCCTGCTCCCGGCACTCAAGACCGGGTTCCTTGCGCTGATGAGTCCGGTGGGTGCTCTTGTGGCAGCGGTGCTTGCGCTGGCCGCTGCATTCGTATATGCCAAGCAGAAAAAGAAAGAGCTCATCGACGACATGGCCACAAAGTACGAGGGCCTATCGATGGGAACTCTGGAGAGGAACCTCAAAGAAAACCGTCGCTTACAAGCGGTGAATGAGAACGAGTCTCCGTTCCAAGGTCAGTCCTTGGCCTCGAAGATAGACTACGCGCTGAACAAGGGTAATCGTCGCAGGGAGCTCGAAACGGAGGAGGCCGCACTCGAAGAGGCAATCCGCAGGCGCAAGGCTGCAATTGCAGAGCAGGAGAAGGCCGAGGCGGAGTCCGCAGCGATCGCTCAGCAGATGTCGGATGCTATGGCTAATGCTATGGCCGGGGGCCTTAACACCGTCAACACCGCCACCGAGGAGACCACCGGACTCATCGGGGAGCTGCAGGCGAAGATTGCCGAATTGGAGAAAAAGAAACTCCTCCCGGAATCGACGGTCGACGACATCGCAGCGGCCAATGCCGAGATTACCGACCTCAAGGAGCAGCTGGACTTCCTGCAGAACATCACTCCAGAGCAGGCCGCAAGGATGAAGAACCGGGGAAGCGATGACTTGAAGTTGCCGGATATAAAAATCCCGATGCCGAAATTGGAGTACGAGATGCCGGACTTGAAGCCCGTCACATCACAATACCAGCAGCAGGCGCAGGAGATCTTCAAGACTGTCCGGGAGGGCATCTATGGCTGGGCAGACGATACATCTGCCGGGTTGCAGGAGAATATGAGCGAGACGGTGCAAGCCGTCGAGACCTATACTACAGCACTGACCGAGAAGGGATGGAAGTTCTCTGATGCTCTGGAGCAGGTGGCTTCAACAATGAAGGCCACCATGGATCGGTTCGATCAGACGGTGTCGCAGTTCCTTGCGGATGCAATAACGGAGGCGGCAGACGCGCTGGGCAAGATGATCGCAGGTGACCTCGGCTTCGAGGGGTTCATGAATGCGATCCTGCTGCAAATGGCGCAGTTCCTCAAGAACATCGGTGCGCAGCTCATCGAGTTCGGTGTGATGATTATCGCCTTCAAATCGACGCTTAAATCGGTGCTGGCGAACCCGTGGGCAGCTATCGGTGTGGGTGCTGCGATGGTGGCGGCAGCTGCAATCATGACGGCACTCATCAATAAGAGTGCGCAGGAAAGCGTCCCGGCCCTCGCGTCCGGAGGTCTGGCCTTCGGAAAGACCTATGCGCTGGTCGGGGACAATGCCAACGCAGCCGTCGATCCGGAGGTCATCGCACCTCTGTCCCGGCTCCAGCAAATGATCCCGGCAGCGGCTCCGCAGAGCATGAACATCACCCTTGGTGGCGAGCTGGTGGCCAAGGGCCGGGACTTAGTGTATGTACTTAACAAGGAGTCATTCAAGAGCTCCGTAATGGGAGGATAGACAACAATGGCAGAAAATGGACTATTGATATCGCAGCTTCCGGCTGCGTCGAGTGCGGCAGAGACAGACCTCATCGAGATTGAGAGAGGTGGCCGCAGTTATAAAATCACTCTGGCAGAGATTGGAACCGCGCTCGGTCTTGACGAGTTTGTGGAGCAAATCCTTGATGTGCTTGGATAAGGAGGCAGGTTATGGCAGATTTTTATAGTGTTGTCCATCGGCTGGATTGGATTCTGGGCCGGGCCGAAGAGTACCTTACCGAGAAGGGAGTGGACTGCAGCAATGCCCATACGATGCTGGATTATGTAAATCTCATCTGCGATGTTCCTAACGACATCGTGCATGTCCGGAACGGACGCGAGCTGTTTCTGAACAATACCGAAATCGAGAAGTTCCCGGAACTGATGCAAGAGGACACATTCACATCGTGTTACAAGATGTGCTATGGCTGTACGGCTCTCCGGACAGTGCCTTGGCTGAGCACCCACAATGTGACGGACTTCATTTATGCGTTCTATGGCTGCACGAATCTGACTTACATCGAGCATATCGACACCAGCGAAGCCACCTCGGTCGGGGAGATGTTTCATGGGTGTAAGAACCTCGTGACTATTGACTCTCCGCTGGATTTCAGCAAGGTGACCTCGCAGTGCGACACGACCTTCACCACCTGCTCGGCCCTGCAGAATATGACCTTCGAAGGAACCATCAATGTGGATATCTGGATCAACGGCTGCACGAAATTGACGGTGGCCAGCCTGCTGTCAGTACTCAATGCTCTGGCAGATCTGACGGGTACCGGGCTGTCCCGAAAGATCACCCTCGGATCCCGGAATACCGCGAAACTCACTGCGGCCCAGCTTGCAATCGCCACCGATAAGGGGTGGGTGCTGGGATAAGAAAAAATTATTATCTTTGCAGCGATAGAGTTGGTGACTGGGTTCAAAGGTCTGCTGCTGTCAGTCTTGACACCATCGGAGGAATCGTCACTCGGCTCTATTTTTTTATTGCCTCATAGCAGAACGGCCACCGGGAAAGGTGACCGTTCTTCGTTTCTGTAGCTATTTCCGGGCTGCTGTCCGGCAACATGGAAACTTTATGGATAAACACTCTGGAGTCGTTTCGCAAGCGGCTCTAAGCCTTTGGCACAAGGCGGCTCGATGGCTCAGAGTGAAGTCCGTTCTGACAGCAAAGGTAGTGAAAAATATTGCACATTCAAATCTGCCGGAGAAACTCCTTGTTACCGTTGAATAGAGAGTCCTGCGGCACCTGCCCACCTTTTGAGTCCGAGCATTGATTCTGCGGCATTTTGTGCCTCGACGGACGGCTGCGTAGGTTCCGGGTGCTGGCCGTTGATGATTTCGGAAAGTTTCTCCATGTCGTGGTTGACTTTCTGGTCTGTGATCCTCGCGTAGATCTGCGTCGTGTGGATGTTGGTATGGCCGAGCATTTTTGAAACGCTCTCGATGGGCACTCCGTTTCCGAGGGTGACGGTGGTGGCAAAAGTGTGCCGGGCCATGTGGAAGGTGAGCTCCTTGGGGAATCCGCACACAGCTGAGATCTCCTTCAGATATTCGTTTGTCTTCTGGTTCGAGGGCATGGGGAAGACCTTGTTGCCTTTACCTTGGCCTTTGTACTTCTCTATTAATTTAAGAGGTATATCCAGCAGGCGGACATTCACCGGAACCTTCGTCTTGGTGCGCTTGGTGGAAATCCAGAGGTTCCCGTCCGACCATGTGATGAGCTCGTCGTAGGTGAGGTTCTTCAAATCCATGTAGCAGAGTCCGGTGTAGCAGCTGAAGAGGAAGAGGTCGCGCACCTTTGAAAGCCGCTCGGAAGCGAACTCCTTGTTGTACAGAACATCGAGTTGCTCGGTGGTGAGGTAGCCTCTGTCCACCTTGTCCAGATGGAGGTTCTGCATCTTGAACGGATCTCCAATCACCCAGCCGTTATTCCGGGCCATCTTGTAAATGCTGGAGAAGCGGTGCAGAGTCTTGACCGTCGTATTGTTGTTGAGCTTGTTGACTGTCCGGAACCACATGTACAGCTTGTCGAGGAACTCCCGGTTGATGCTGGTGAGCGGCAGGTCGGCCACATGGAATTCTTCGTGGAGGAAGCGGCTGATTCGGTCGCGCAGCACCTTGTATCTGAAGAAGGCTTCCTTGCCGTAGCCCTGCGTCTGGAGCAGCGGTTCGTATTCGTTGATGAAGCGGTTGCACAGATCCATTATGGTCATGCACCGTTCATTGTCAAGGCTCATCGTATCGTACTTGAGCTTGTTCGCGTCGAGGACTTCTCCTTTGTAAACGGTGTCGTAGTACTTCCTGCGGAAGCTGTCTTTGAACTGTTCGAGAGTCTCGTTGAGTTCCTTGTCGGCCTTGGTGATGCCGACGGTCTTGTACTCTTTCGGGAGCCAGCGTTCCGGGAGGACTGAGAGCTTTGTGGAGACATGGCTCATCTTGCCGTTAATGGTGATACGAGCGAGGATCGGAGCTGTGCCGTCCTTCTTGAGTTTTCCCTTCTGGATCACATAGATCAGAGAGAAGGTCGCTTGGGCCTGCAGGGTTTTTTCGTCTTTGGATATCAT